CTTGCTCCTCGGCCTGTGCCGCCTTCTCTGCGGTCAACTGTTGAAGCTGGATTTCCTCCTCAGCGTTGCGCTTCTTGGCCTTCAGTTCCTTGATCCGCTCGTCCCGCCGCATCGCTGCCATGCGGGCCTCAGCGGTCGCCATTCTCTGATAGACCGCATCCGATGCCTTGCCGATCTCGGCGATCCCCCGGGCCGCTTCCACGGTCGAAGAGCGAACCTTGCCCATCTCGCCCTGGGCGATCTTCGCGGGCTTCGACACCGCTTCCTCAATGCCCTTGCGAATGTCCGCCTGCCCCTCGGCTTGGAGGCGGATCTTGATCGTGACGTCCCTGCTGCCGTCAGCCATTCGCGATCTTCCCCAAGAGGTTAAGTTCCTGCTCGCACGCGTCCATCACCTGCCGAATGATCGACGCATTCCGCCGCACGATGCCATCGTCGGGCCACTGGTTGACGGCCCGACATTCGAGGTAGTGCTGGTACGCTCGCTGGTTTCGCTCGTTGAGTGCCCGCGATGATTCCGGCGTACCCTTCGGGCAGCCATTCGCCCGCGTCCTGCACGGTGCCAGGTTGCCCTTTGGTCGTCGCATTGGCTTCCCGTTGTGTTCCATCCGTCGCCCTGTCTTCTCGTCGTAGACATGGGTCTCGCAGTCCCCGCAGTCACGCCACGCGATGCCCGGGTGGAGGATGGCCAGCCTCACACCCGCTGCCAGTTTCCCGCGTCGTCGCTCGCCTCGGTGCTGTTGATGATCGAGTAGATCCGCATCAACACGGGGTGAACAAGCCGCATCAGGTTGTCGGCAGTGATCGGCACTGACTCGCCCTTGCTGTTCTTGATGTCCCACGAGACCAGATTCTTCGCCAATCTCTCGGCCACGAACTTGTGCCACGCTGCATCGTCCAGGTGCTTGCCCCGCACGACCTGCTCGGTGAACTGCGAGGCGTCAGCAGGCCGATAGCTGAAGTTGATCTCGGGCCACCTCCCCGCAGCTTCGGCAATCCGCCCATCTCGCGTGTAGCCGTCGTCGACAAATGCCGTCAGCATCACTCCGCCTCACACAGGATTCGATAAAGCTCTGACCTGGCCCGCACCAGATCGCCCAACGCCTTCGGCCCGACGCGATCTTCGATCCCGCCCAACCGCATCCACAACTCGCACAACTGCGCCCGCGTCTGCCCGCTCATGCGGTGCTGTCGTGGGTGATGACCAGTTCGTTCGTTGTGCTCGACTTCTTCGCCACCCCCTGAAGCTGCAATAGGATCTCTCCTCGCCCGTCAACGACTGGGCTTTGATCGGGAATCTGGAGTCGGGCAATCGAGAACGTCGTCGAGTAGTTGCCGTTGGTGAGGACAAACGTAGCCGCCGCTGCCCCCCCGGTGTTGATCCCGTACAGGTCCACCTCCGACGACGTGTAGGGAACCGTCAGATTCACGGTGACGATCCGATCGGTCGAGTGAATGTCGGTCGCAGTCTGCGAGTTGCTGAACCTCGCATTGAGCGCGTTGTCAATGGTCAAATCCCACTGCGTCACCACGCGGGCCGACCCGTTGACTGTGCAGACGCAATCCTGCCAGACGTAAGGCGGATCGGTCGGAGCAGTGATCGAGGGGAACGCGGTCGCCGAGACGACTTCCGTCTTACCGATCACGTCGAGATCGAGTTCCAACGGTCCCCCAGCAGCCGCCCGGAAGGTGGCTCGATTCACCTGGCAGCCGGCGTACACAAACCGCTTCGCCACGCGATCGATGAGCACATCGAACTCGGGCAGGGTCTCAGCCAAAGCGAAGACGTCGGTGGCCTCATTCGCCCCGAGGATGCGAGGGAGCAACAGATCGAGCATCGCGGGGGTGGCGTGGAATTGCAGCCCGCCGCCAACGGCGTAGGTGCCGTCGCGTGTCCGCTCTGCTGGGTGCGAGCGTGTGCCACGCAGTCCGGCAGTGTCCACGATGGTCAACTGCTTGCGGAGCGATTCGGTGAGGAACTCATACGCCTCGGTGTATGATCCAATCGCGGTCCCGCCTGCTGCCAGAGACAGCCGCGATTGATGGCCCATTGACGCTGCCATTACTTCTCCTTCGTGATGCGTTTGACTGCGGCGTCAGCCACCGCGTTGACGATCTCTTGCTCTGTCTTGCGATTCATGCCCATGAACGGCCTCGCTGGCATGCGTCGCGTTCCGGTCTGGTGATACTTCGCGTATGGCACCGACGTCCCGAAGATTAAGTAGGCGGGGTCCGCACTCGTCTCCCAGATCGTATCTGACGTGCCGTTGGGAGTCACCACCGATTCATACAATCGCCCGGTCTTCACTAGCACCTTCGCGAAGCCCTTGGCATCGACTGTCACCGGTGACAGCTCTTCCCACGGCATGCCACCCGGGGAGACTTCAGACAGGAAGATATCCCGCTCCCCCGCCTGCAAGATCGGAACCAGAGAATCGAGCAGTTCGGTAGGATCTTCGTCCACCTGCGAGGCGATGCCGAAGAACCGGTCGGGAGCCCCGCCCGCGTCGATAGCGATCACGTCCGGCCCTCGCGATTCGTAAGCCTGAGCAGGAATCCAGAGACGTACAAGTCCCGAGCGTATGCCGTCGGGTCAACGATCTGGAGGGGCTGCACTCCGATCTGATGGACCAGCGACTGGGTGAGACGCTGCGTGGAGAACGCCTGCCGGATCGTCTGCCGCCAGGTCAACCGCTGGTCGAAGTCGGCCAGTTGCTTCTCGTTGACGTTCTCTGCCGTGATCTTGGTCGAAGCGACGATTGCCACAAGAACGGGATAGACCACATCGTCCTTCATGTTGCTCTGTGGGGTCACTGTCTCAGCCCCAAATGGTGCAATCACCACGGCTGGCAACTGCTGCGAGTTCATCCGAGCAATCTCCACCGCCGGAACCTGGCACAGCACAACGTTCCCCGCAGGGATGCCGGGCAGGTCGAGAGCCTGCACTTGCTTCTGGAGTTCGGCGAGGATGTCGAACAGAATCGCCATCAGACCTGCTTCCTACAGACACAGTACCACCGCGTGTCGAGCGTGCGTTGCTCACTCGATAACACCCGCCATGTGTTGCCCGCCGCGTCCTCGATGATGTCATCGACGATCACGCCGCGAGCCCCGACCTGCGTTGAGTTCAGCGACCACGACCGCTCGTCTCCGGTGATCTCGATCCCCTGGTAGTTACCCCGCGTCTGCGAGACCACGCCCGAGGAGGCGTTATCGACGGTCGATGAGACTGACCCGTCCGCCCGCAACTGACGCAGCGTCACAGTCTCGCCGCCGTCCCAGATCGTGTAGTCCCCGGCGATGTTGAGCGTCACGTCGTCGCCTCCCCGATCTCCTCGAAGGCCCCCGAGGCAGTCGCGAGCAGGCCGTTCAGGTCGGCAATCTGCTTGAGCACCGCCGCCCGGTAGCCGTTCCAGTCCACCGACTGTCCGTCGATGCTGTAGCTGGGCTTGGGGTTCGCCGCCTCGGTCGCCAGAGCAGCATACAAGGCCGACCGGATAGCCACGATGTTGTCGGCGTCAGTTGCCATCGCTCGACCCCGGAGGCAAGATTTCCAGCTTCTTCGCGGTCAGCGGCGACCGCCCCGAGTTGGCCAGCCCGTTAAACGCCCGGATGGCGTCTTCCACGCTGCCCGCGATGACCTCGACGAATTCCCCGCCCGATCCCACGGGACGCAGCCGCCAGCCCACAGGACGCACCACAGCGGGCTTCTCGACGGGAGCCGGGACGGGAGCCGGAACGGGCACGACTGGAACGACGTCCGACTCGACTGGCTTCTTTGACTTCGACATTGCATCTCTCCCAAAAACAACGCACCCGCCGGAGGAGGCCGACGGGTGCGATTGATGGTCGGCCAGATCAAGACGTTAGGCCGTACACTTGACCATGTAGCGGGGATCGAGGGTCGCGTAGGCACCCCGTTCGCTCGCCTTGAACCGCATCACCACGTCGGCGGTGAACTCGGCCTCGTTGTTCGCGGGAGCCTGGACCACCGTGAGGGGCCAGTTCTCCATGTAGGCGAACGCCTTGCGGGGATCGCCGAGGAACCACGACGTGTCGGTCGCCATCCGGGCAGCCAACTGGTTCGTCGAGACGATGGCGTAATTGCCGATCGGATTCCCGGTCTTTGTTTCGGTCGGGTTGCCGCTCGTCGCGTAGCCCGGAGTGGTGACCGTGATCTCCGTGGCATTGATGATGCGACGGGCAGTGTAGAGCAGCTGCCGCGTGCAGATCAGATGCGACGGGTTGATCAGGATCGGCTCGCCGGTCTCGGGGTCAAGGATGCCCGCAAACAACTGCTCGGCAGCGTCAATGTCGGTCCAATCGACCAAAGCATTGGTGGCCGCGAGGTTGTCCCAGTTGTGCGAACCCGAGTTGTCGCCGTAGGTGGCAATCGTCGTGTCGCGGTATCGGTAGCGATGGTCGGTCACGTTCTCATCGACTACGCAGTCGATGGCTCGCTTTTCCTTGTTCAGCCCGAGAGCCTCACCCACCTTGCGGCAGCGTTGCTCCAGGACGCCCGTGCGATCGAAGAAAATCGCTTCTTTCGTGACCTCGACCACCAACCCGCGCTTGGTCGTGACCGGCGTGTCGATGTAGGTCTGGCTCACCCCGGCCTTGGGATAGGGCTGGCCTTCATCGACAACAAGGGCTTCGTCGCCGATGTTTGAGATGCCGGGGATGCGTTCGCCGTTGAACTGCGTGCTCATCGTCGGGATGATCCCCGAGAACACGAACGCCTCCTGCTCGTATTCCGCCATGATGGCGTTATAGAGCAGCTGACCAGAGATCTTCGCGAACTGGCTCGAAGCCACGAGAGAGGCCGTCTCCCGCAGTTCGGTATTGCCGTTCGATCGAGGATCGTACAGGCCGACGAGTTCCCGCCCGTCCTCCACGAAGTTCTCGAAGAGCCCGCGAATCGAGAAGTCGCTGAATCGCAACTCCTTCTTCCGCAGACCTTCCGCAAGATCCGCATGAAACCGTTCGGGCTGCCCATCACGTTGAGCCGCCTCGTACAACCGCCGCAGAGCCCTGACGTTGACCATGATGTCCCTTTCGCCTTATCGGCTCTGAGTGCAAGAAACGTAATCCACATTGAGCGTCTCGTTGTTCGCTCCGCCGTTCTTCACGCCGAACGCCAGTTGCATTTCGGTAGCCGATGTGAAGATGTAATCGTGCTGAGCACACAAGACGCCATCGACGAAGAAGCTGACGTAGGCATTGGTGGCCGAGTACGGCATGTACTCAATCCGCAGCGTCTGGTAGGCAGCCCCGCCAGCAGTCACAGCCCGCTTCGCCAGGTTGTTGACGTTCGCCGCTGTGAGTTCGTTGGTGGTCTGCGTGGTGGAGTTGCTGGTCTCGGTCTGCCAGACAGTTCCGCCGTCGATCTTGAAGAACACCGCTCCGCTGTACGAAGCGGGAGGACCGGCTCCGTTGTCCTGCAACGAGTTCGCCCCGACCGCATCCATCAGGCCGACGAGAACATTGGCATCGTCGGTGTTCGCCTCGGTGAACTGAACGCGAGACTCGAAGAGCAACGGCTTGTCGGCAGCGAACTTGAACACCTCGTTCGCCGACTCGACGTAGGCTTCGTCGTTATCAGCCACGGTTCCATCGCTCGCCACGATGGCGAGAATCCCGCCCGCCGCATCGCCCACCGAGGCAGTGCCCGAGTCGGTCAACGTCGTCACCCAGTCCGCTGAATCGACGTCGCGGGTGAAGTCGTCGGCGATGGAGAATTGATTGCGGGTCAG